TATCATGTTAGATACTCTTAATAGTCTAATTCGTCAATACTCTAACTCTAGTTTTCCTCTGGACATTAATCCATTACATAACCAGACCAGTGCATCAACACAATCGTCGTGGGAACTAACTCCGAAATTTACAATCTCATCAGTTAGTGCCTGGAACTTACGGTATTTATTAAATAATATCTTATGTTGCTCAAATAAGCCCATAATTCCTCTAAACCTAGCAACTTTATCTCCTCTAAATCCTTTTACAGGATGCCAGAGTAAATTATAAAGTCCCTGTTCTTCTAAACAGATACGTTTGAAATCTGCTTCTAATGATGCCTGATAAGCTACTGCTTCAGACCATATATCTACAGTGCTACCAGTAGGAAAGTATTTATCCTGATCTTTATGAACTATTCCCCATTCCATCATCATTTCCATTATGGCTTCTAATTTTTCTACATTACCCATTATTCTTAATCGTTTACAGTCAATAATGTAAATCTTATCTCCCACTCTGCCACCCATGACAAATACTGTATAGTCATTTCTTTCTCTAACTCCTGCAGATAAATCAACACCAACACCTAAACAATCAAACTGTGTTGGTATCTGACCTTTGATTATTAGATCAGGTGAGACAGACATATCACTGGTTCTAACAACTTGATTCTGATACTGAAAACTAAAACTTATTGGTGATTGTCTTCTACGGTCATTAAGATAATCAAGTGACCACATCTCTGGCCAGTATGATTTTTCATCACCATGTTCATCAACAGTAACTGCTGATTGAATTATCTGTATCCAATCATTGTCAGGAATAAAAGTAGTCTGATGTATATCATCATGTCTAAATCTTGTACCAAGACATATAGCTCTACCACCTTCAAACATAGTTGGAACAATAACTGAATTCCAGTTATCTTCCATAGCTACACGAATGTCCCTGTTCTTAATATCATCAGCTGATTTTATAGCATCATCAATGATACATAAATGAGAACGCTTTGATGTAACAGCACCTTTTAATCCTGCACAACATAAACTAAATTCTTCTTCACCAGTTGATCTTATGCCTGCAAACTTCCAATCAATACTCCAATACTCATTAGAGTTTATTCCTTTGGCAATTTTTACCATAGGAAAGATTTCTCTATAGATCTTACTATCTTCAATAATTCTTTTTATTGCTGCACTCTTTGGCCTGGCAACATCAACAGTATATGAAATATATAAGATCTTTAATGGTTTACGATTGAGTGCATGTACACCGATAGCCCAGGCTGTAAATAAACCTAAAACTGTAGATTTAGCAGATCCTCTTGGTGCAAGTATATCTACATTTGGTCCAGCAATATTAATTAAACATTCACTATCTTGATGTGTATATAGATGTTCATGCCATAACTTCATATGTTCTGCAGGAGGTTTATCTCCTACAACATCACAGAAATATGCAAAGTCTGATCTAGCTTTTTCAACATCAACTGAAGATGTTTTCTTTACAACTTGTTGTTTAGCAGCTGCACGGGCAGTTCTACGATAAACAGAATAGATACTTGTTCCAGCCATGTACTAAGACTAACCTGTTAAGACTTATGATTCTTCTTGAAGAATTTTTGTCCATACACCCATTGATGCTTCCTGTAATGGACCTTCTATAGGATCATCTCTGAAGATTAAAAGTATTTCTCTTAATGCTCTATCAGCACCAGCTAATATTAAACCTTGTCTATCTGTAAGATGTTTTTCATCTGCAAGTTGTTTTATATGAGCCCTTAATTCTTTTTGAAGCATAGATATACGAGCAGCACCCATATCTTGTTTTACTACTCCAAGATCTATTGCTTCTCTAAGCTTTGATATATCTATTTGCATAGAATCTATTTCTACTTCAAGAATTGTTTTAAAATTTCTTTTTTTAAATTCTTCTTTTGACCAAAGATCACAATCAGTTATAGAACCTTTATACCCTAAAAAACGAGCATAAAGATACATCTGTATTGGAGAACTGGTTTGTTTACAAAAAGCTAGATATGTTTCTTTTTCCTTATCAGATAAAGTATCTAACCAATCGGTTATGACTTGTAAGCTTGTCGTGACTGTCTATAATCTCTATCCTCTTTATAGCGTCTAAACTGCTCTTGTTGCAAGGCGGTTCTTCTAGCTTCTTCTCCAGATTTACCAATAGCAGCTCTTTGCTCTACTCCTCTAGCTGCTACTCCTAAACGCTCTTGAGCACCTTCAGTCTCTCTTGTAAGTCTTGTCTGAGCACCTTCAGTTTCTCTGGTACGTCTGGTTTCTGCACCTTCTACTCCTCTAGTTAATCTAGTCTGTGCTCCTTCAGTCTCTCTAGTTTGTCTTAGTTGAGAACCTTCTTCAGCACGAGTTAAACGTGTTTGCTGACCTTCAGTTGCTCTAGTTGCTCTGGTTTCTGCACCTTCAGTTTGTCTGGTAAGTCTTGTTTCTCTTCCAGTAGTGCCGATAGTTGCTCTTTCCTGTTCTCCTCTTGTTTCAGAGAGTAGACGTTCTTCAGCACCTCTGGCTCTATATCTTCTTAGATCTTGACCAGTATAGAACTCTTCATTAAGACGATCTAACTCTGCACCAGTTTCCATATTTAATCTGTTCTGTTCACCAGATACTCTTGATAACTCAATTTGAGTTTGAAGAGACTGCGTTGGTGTAGAAACCGTTACAGGTGGTGGTGGAGCAGGTATATACTCAACTCTTGGTGCTGGTGGTCTTCCTCCCATATCAACAAATAATTAAGATCTTAATTTAATTTTAGTGCAAGAAACTTTATCTTCCATATCTTCTGCCTGTACCAAGACTTCCTATCTGAGCAGCAGCTGAAGCTTGATTAGCTATAGCCTGCATTAAAGCTGCTTCTCCCGTCTGTGCTCTTAGTCTTTGCTGAGAAATCTTAGTAGGTGAAAATCTATCAGCCTGTAAAGCACGTTGTATAGCAGTCTCTGCATACGTATCAACTATTGGTAAACTTTGTCCCATGAAGTTTAGATCTCTTCTGTTCTGCATTCTATTTTCAAATTCTCTTAATAAAGTATCAGCAAGCATCGTCTGCCTTGTTTGTTTGAAATATTTATCTAAATCAATTGAATCACCTAAGTCTTTAGCTTTTTCTTTCTCTTTTTTCTTTTCTTCTATATTTTCTGCTATTTTTTGAGGTACTCCAGAAATTGCAGTAGCAATATTTTTAGGAAGATTACTTCCGAATAGACTTCCTTCTTCATTAAGTTGTTTATTCTTCTCAATTACCGCTTGATTATATTTATCTCTATTAGGAAAGAGTGTAGGTATTACTCTTTCAGTAACTCCAAACTCTGGAAGAGTTATGCCAGCCACAGACATCTTACCAGGCTTTGCACCAAACCTACTTAAGAAATTAACTAGAAACTGCTTTCCAGGTTTTAAAAAAGGGTTTGTCTTTTCACTCATTTACTGAAACTGATAATTAGAAACTAAAGCTGTACCTGCTGCTCTTTGTGCATCCTGTGCTAATGCCTGAGCACCTCTTTGTCCCTGTAGTGTTAAGCCCTGCTGTGTTCCAAGCTGAGTACGGAATCTAGCCGCTGCCATGTTACGCTCGAAGTCTCTCTTCTTTGCTCTATCTGTGAAAGGTTCTATTGCTGCAAGGTTCTTTATCATTTGATTTCTTTGCTTATCACTCATCTGATCTGTATATCTAAGAATAGATTGATAACCACTAAGAGGTAACTCCATACCAGGGCCAAAACCGGTACCATATCCAAAACCGCCTGTAGGAGATCCTAATGCTCCAGATTTATACATCTCTATTATTGCTCTGTTCTCTCCTGCTTTCTTAAGTTCATTTGCAGTAAGAGCAGCTCCTGCTGTTATACCTAAACCTGCTAATATCTTTGCTACGAGAGGTATAGCTCCTGCTTTAGCTGCTGCTACGGGAACTAGTGATCCTCCTGCTGCTAATACTGGTAAACCCATTTTTTCTAATTAACTCCTTTGATTAATATTTTATCGGTAGTAATCTTTTAAAGTCCTGTAAGACTACCGACTGCACTTATCCCTCTACCTAGAGCAGGGTTAAATATACCGACACCAGCTCCAATAGGTCCAAGTAGTGATCTACCTTGCTGACCTTTGAGAGTGAATCCAGGATCTCTATATCCAGTAACAACTGTTGCATCATTACTTATCTTGAATCCTTTAGGTCCTACTACATCATCTTCTTTACCATTCTTACCCATTTCTGCATCTGCTTCATTTTCTGCTGCTTTCTTCTGTTTGTAAGCTGCAGCTGCTTCTAATGCTTTACCAAACTTCTGCATTCTGTTAGGTCTTATACCACTATTACCTCTTCCTGGTTCTATACCATAGTTACCATATTCTGGATCATCATAGTCTCTTCCGTAACGATCAGTTGCTCCGTTGCTCATCTTTCCTCTGTGTAATCGCCTCGTTTGTACTTCTTATATTGTAAGGGGTCTTCTTTTTTAATTCGTTCTTGTTCAGCCTTTTGGAATAATTTTTTAGCTATTGCAGCAGTACCAACAGCTGCTAATGCTCCACCAGCTAAAATGGCTGGTTCTTTAAATGCACCTAATTTTTCAAATTGTTTAGCAGCAGGTGATAAGCTTTCGAATCTAATTTTTTTAAAGTCTTCAAGTCCTTGTTTTGCTGATTCAATACCTTTTCTTGCTTTATCAACTAGCTCCTGCCCCATACCCCCAGGATTCTCAGATCCTAATTGATCAACTAGATCTTTGTATTGAATCTTTTTATCTCTTATAGTTTTTTCTGCTTGTTGTATACCTAACGTGCTTGGATTTAAATATTTAACACCAGCTGAAATTGTTCCTAAACCAGCTGCAGTTCCTAATGCAGCGGAAGCAGTTATAGGTGCTCCTTTAATTCTTATCTCTGGATCATTTAGTCCACGAGCTGTTCCACGTACCACCCCACCAAAAGCAGTAAATGTTTGTTTTTCTGGATCTATATCTATTCGCTTACCAGCTTCTGGTTTACGATTCATATAACGCTTATAGTCAGCAACAGTTGATGGCATTACATCAGGACGTTCTTTTATAAATTCTTTATATGGTAAAGGCTGACTCTTCTGTCCTCCATAAAATCTAAGTAAAGTTTCTTCTGCTAGATTGCGTGGAGTTTTTCCAAGAGGATCTTCTTCTTTAGACTTTGGTGCTACAGCTTTATAACCTTTGGGTCTTAATCCTTGAGTTATGGGTCCTGATGTTTCTGTTAATGAATGAATAACTATAGGGATTCCAGCTTTTAAAGCTAATGCTGCCGAAGGACTTAAACCTGATCCCATACCATCTTCTATATCTGTCATTCTTTCTGAAGCTTTGCTTGCAAAATCAGATGCCATCCTAAATGTATTGAATCTAAATGCTCCTTTATATCTATCTTCATCACTAAGAAACCTACCAGCCATTCCAGCTACTGCTGTAGCAAAAGGTCCAGCTGTTGAACGCTTTTCATATTTACTACCTATACCTGCCTTTGGTCCATAATCAGTAAATTTGATGTTAGCATCCATAGCGTCTCTAACATCATTTATAAATTTTTTAGGAGCTTTTACTTCACTTGCAGCATTAATTATTTGTTCTCCAAACTTATTTAAAAGTTCTTTGCTGTTTGAAAAGTAATTAGCAATATTAGCAAATCTCATTAGTTAGTAACTAGCTTGTCGCATCATGCTTTGAGCAAGGCTGTTTAAACTCTGCATATTGGAGTCTGGACTCATATGCATCACAGGACTAGGTTGTTTATCTATCTGAGCAAGCATCAATCTGTATTCATATCTTTCTCTTTCTGATAATGCTTCTCTTGCCTGTACACCAGATAGATCTGCAGTCGATGGTCTTACAACCTGATTGTATTCTGGCTCTGCAGTAAACTTAGTTGCACCAGTAGGAGTAGTTGGTCCAGCTCCTAATGGAACTCCTTCTTCCTGCATATAAGTAGATGGAAGAAATGGGTTCGCTTGTTTACCAGGTAAGACTGTTTGTGCAATAGCTTGTCCACCTATTTGTCCAGTTACCTCACCTATCTTTCTTGCATCTCCTGCACTTAATCCTTTTTCACCAAAGAAACTTCTTCCTTTTAATCCAGCAGTAACTCCTTCAGCAAGAATATTACCTGTAGCCTGTCTAACTAATGTATCTGTTAAAGATGGAGCATCTTGTCCTAATGCACGAGGTATTGCTTGTTCTGCAGCTGAATAAAGAAGTGTATCTCTTAAAGCTCTCTTACCAGCCTGTTGTACTCCTTCAGACTTGGCAGCTTTTACAGCTCTTTCAACTCCCATCTGACCAAGCTGTGTAGCACCTTCTTTAAAAGCTTGACGACTAGAAAAATAAGGGCCGAGTTTCTCTCCAGCCATTACTGTCTTTTCCCCTACCTTCTTTGCTGCTGCTGTTGCTTTCTGACCAATCTGTGTAGAGCCTAACTTTGAAGCTGCTGACTTTGCTGTTGATAACAACTGTGGTCCATACTTACCAGCTAAGGCTACTGCTTTTGTTCCTATCTGTCCTATCATGAAACTTTTACTCCGTCTGTTGGAAACTGTCCATTAACTGGTGGACTATTTGGTGGTTCTAACATATAGTCTAAAACACCTTCTCTACTGGTACGACGTTTTTCTTCTTCAGTAAGTAATCTTGAATTTCTAAATTTATTTATAAATGCATCTGACTTAATTTGTTTAGCCTGATCATTAAACTCCCCTAGACCATCAGCTTGTACAATTAAATTTCTTCTGACGATATCTGCTTCTGGATCAGTAAACTGACCAGGTGACTCTCTAGTGTAAAGGTTATTTGTATCTTTCATCTTAGCTACAAATGTATTTAAAAAGTCTGTATTAGTCTTTCCAGAAAAATCAATATTATTATCCATAGGCTCACCTCTCTTAATGAGCTGTTGCCTACGATTCATTCTGTAGTCAAATGTTGACATAGTTTATTTCTTTTTACGTTTACGTAACTTACTTAGAGTTTTAGCTAAGTTAGCTTGACGGACTGTACGAGTATCATACTTATCTGGATTAGCTGTTACCTTTGATGCAAACTCTTTTACATCCATCCCTCTTGCCTTTGCTTTCTTAGTAAAAGCACCGGGACGTTTGATAGCATCTTTAATCCATTTGTCTGCCATTGGATAAAACTATTTTAACAGTAGCCTTATTCAAATAAAGCTTTTTCTAGCTGTGCAACTAACAAATCATCTACTTTGTTTCCACTCTTAGCAGCAGCCTTTTTTAAGATAGAAACTACAAATTTTTTTAGTAGTTCATCTAGATCCTCTGGGATTTTATCAACAGCTTTGTTAATGACGTTGATCGCAATAGGTAATAAAAATTTAGTCATTGTTCTATGTTCTTGAGTTAATTCTAATCTACTGATACTAAGAGTAATCTATTGATCGCAAGATAGCATCAGTCTCTAAATTCTCTATAAAACTAGCAGCATTGATTCTTCTTTGTTCTGGAGAAACACTCTGATCATTTTGAATCTTTTGAAGTTGTCTAGCTACATCTAATGATTCACCAGCAAAACGATTCTTTGATCCTTTCATATCAGAAGCATTATATACAGGGAATCTGCGTGTCTTCTGTTCTCTTTGTGCTCTTCTTGTAAAGTCTTCAGTACCAGTTCCTCCATCAAAAATTATTGCTGCTTCTGCTTTATTTATCATTCTTTGATTTCTTGCTCCTCCTGCTTTTGGATCATAATTAACATCTGCCACAGGTTTCTGTCCTGGTGCAGCAGGTGGAAGAGTTCCTCCTTTACTCCAGTCAGCTTCCATTATTTCTGATGTAAAGTTTCCTCCTTTCTGTTGTTTTTCAGTTGCATATTGTGCAGCATATGCATCAACACCTGATGCTCCTCCACTAACAATATTTATAGTCTTACCTTCAGGTATTCCCATCTGACTAATGATATTATCCATCTCAGCTTTAAATCCCTCATATCCCCCTCCAGTACGAGTATCAAATTTATTATTATTTGCACGACCTCCTGATACAACGATATCTATAGGACCCCTTGCTCTACCAGGTGCTTGTGTAAATGATGTAGGACTTTCTGTAGGAGTTTGAAAATCACTTGCTTGTGGGATGTCACCTAGTTCAATTCCATACTTACCTATAGATGCACCTGATACAGATGGTGCTCCAAAATCAGGTGGAGATTGTTCTAAACCTCCTGACTGTACTGGATTAAAAAATGATTGATTTGATGTATTATCAATCTGTTCAAAAACAGGTCTTGTTCTTGTTATTCCTTGATTACCTCTTCGAGCTTCAGCTATCAATGTATCTAAAGGGCTTCTAGGTGGTCCAGCAGTAAAGGCTGCTTTTCTTCCTCCACTACCTTTTGGTGTTGTTATTATTTCCTTACGTTCATCTCTTTCTTCTAAAGATTGTGGAATTATATTTCCTTCAGAATCTTGTTGGAAAAATAGACGCTTTGATGTAGGTAAAGCACGTTCTATTGATGCTGGTAAAATTGCTGTATTTTGAAAATTAGGATTTGTAATCTTTGCATCTACACCTGGTATAGATGTATATCCAATTGCCCTAGCACTATCAAATCTATCAGTCCCTGGAACTAATCTTGTTATAGATCCAGGTAAGCCAGGTAAATATTTACCAGTAGCTGCATTTGATAATAACTCTCCCGTTCTTGCTAAATTTGCACCTAATGCTCTTGTTTCAGCCATGCTTTGTTCAAGCCTATCCATTCGTGCTTCACGAGAGGTAGGATCACTGGGAGGTTCAGGAGATAGTTCTTGTTTTGGTTCTGTTAATCGTCTTACTTGTTCTGGAGTAAATTCTCTACGACGTAACTGTTCATTAGTTCCTCTTTGTGTGCTATAAATTATTGGTAATTCTCTTTGTCCTGGAAAATAATTAGCATCTCCTGTAAATGTGATATCACCTGCTTTATTTCTTTTTACTACAGTATCTGGTCCAGGTCTTTGAATGTTACTTGGTCCTGCAATTGTAATTCCTTTAATAGGTGCAGCTTGATATGGTCCTACTAATGTTTTAGGTTCATTTGTTGCTCTTATTGTATCCAAAGCATTATCAACAGCCATTTTTGTAGCTAACTGATCAGTCAAACTAGGTCCACCAATAGTTGCTCCCATAGTGGGTATAACATTTGTATTATTTCCACCACCAGCTAAAACAATAGCGGAACTTCCATCAACTTGATTTTGTGCTTTTTCTGGAAGTATTATTTGTGGTCCAGTCTCTACAAGTTTTAAAAGATCATCTATTTTTGCTGGAACTGTAGAAGCTATTTTTAAATTGCTAAGAGCTTCTCTAAAAGGAGTTTGTGGTTTTACTGCAGGACTTAAATCATAACCTGCAAATTTACGTCCTGTTATTGCTGCTTGTTCATCAGTTCTTCCTCTTGCCATAGCATTCATATAACCAAGTGCATAATCCCTTTCTCTTGCTGCTCCTCTTATAAGTGATTCTCTTGTTTTTGCAGCATCTTCTGGTTTTAAATTACTAAGAAATTTTCCATATGTACGATCAACTCTTTGTCCTAAATTACTAATATCTCCATAAGGATCTTCTTTACTAATTGCTCCTTCTGTAAAAGAAGTTTTTCCTTTTGATAATGGTGTAAATCTATCTACTGCTACTGGTTGTTCAACTCTTCTTGTAGCAGCTATATCTTGTAATTTATTTTTTATATCTTCATATCTATATCCACTAACTGGATCTCTGTCTTCATAAGTTCCAAATTCTCTACCATAACCTAAACCTTTTAACTGTGCATGTTCTCTTACTAGCTCTTCTTGATCTTCAGAAAAAGGATTTTCACTTGCATCAGCTGAAACTGACTCAAGAGATATTTCAGGAGGCATTGGACCTTGCTGTCTAGTAGGTATACGAGAAGATTGTCCTGTTAATTTTGATTCTGAATATGATCTTAATTGTGGAGCTACATTTGACTGTTGTTCTCTTGGATTTGGAGTTACATCACCACTTGCATCAACAATATCTACATCAACATCTCTTGGTTCTGAAAAATTGACTAAAAAGTCTTTAATTTTATCTTTTGTTGCAGATCCAGCTCTTTGTGCAGCATATTGAACACGAGGATCTCTTGCTGCAGCGACTCCAGCTGCAATTCCACCAGCAATTAGTGCTCCAGTAGCTAATTTTTCAGGTAAACCTTTCTTTTTCTTCTGTTCTTCTTCTTGTTTTCCCCCTAGCATCCCTTCTTTATCCAAATTCTGGATAAATCGCTGCACTTCAGGACCCTTTTGAGCTCTTTCTCTAGGAGTGGAAGGGTACTTATTACCTGTCAATCGTGCCCAAAGGGAAAAATCATTCGGAGATATGACCATTAATCGTTAAATTTCTTGGATATATCGATTTTAAGTGGGCTCAACCTATGATTTACCCCCAAAAAGGTCCTTATAAACCCTAAATTGGGGTAAAAATTAGAAGAGACACTTGGTGTTATACCTACGCAGGCGTGTCTGCGAGGAAAAAAAAAGAATATATACATATATATGTTCTCTATACCACCTGACTACGTTTATAAGTTTATGTGCCTTTGACTACGCTTAAATCTTAGAAATTTAGTCAATAATAGGGTATTTTCCCCTAATATCCCTCCAATTCTTAATAAGAAGAGGGTTCTCCGCCCGAATCTGCCAGGAGATGCGTCGGTTATAACTTATGCATTCGGCAGAACCTGTGGAATTGTAAGTTTTATTGCTTTGATCTTGTTTATTAATTCTTATATAACTTTTTAATAAGTTATCAATATTGAATTAGTACATCTTTCATTGCAATAATTCTAGCATCTATCTAACTACGTTTGTAAGTTAGAAATCAGTTTAATGTAATTTATTTTTTATTTATTATGGGCACACGTTTATACCCTGACACTGATAACACTGCATGTCTTACAGAGCTTATCAACGTGCCAGAAGACACCTTTGATCGTCTTCAGTACATTGAAGACCAATATAAAGATGAGTATCCAGATGACTGGTATGCTCACTATCATGATCACATTGAAGGTGATAAAGATCTTAGTAAAGCAAACCACTTCAAGCTATTTGGTTGGGGTAAGTTTAATTTATTAAGAGATCCAGAAGGAAATTACATAGAAGAATATGGTGATACTAATGACCATGAATTCGCTTACAGGTTATTTGATTCAGCTAACAATAAAGAGTTATCTAATCATTTATCTGTTGAACGTATTCTTCAGTTATCATCTGGATTCCATTGGTGTTAATCCATAGACCTGAGTATGTTTTTAAACTACTCACTGACTACGTTTACAAGTTAGAAATTAGTTTAATATAATTTATTTTTTTTTATTAATTATGAGTTTCAAACTTATCTATCTTAAAGACGGACGTGACTTCGTCAGTCCTTCTGGTGAGACTTACATTTATGAGAACTATAAAGAAGCTACTTGGTCT